TCTTGATCTTTTCGTAATCTTTACCAGTTCCATCAATGACCAATCCGAGTCGACCTTGGATATATAAATCTCTTTGCTTAGCAGTTAAAGTCTTCGCCTTAGTTCTAATCTCTTGGCCCTTTGGAGTGAAGATAAACTCTGGCTCCATTTCAGCTCCCGCCTTTTCAATAGCCTTTTCGAATGCTGAATCTGAATTAACGATCTTAAATCCAAGTGCGGTTAATCCAGTCTTCCCAACCGTAAATGATTTACCCGAACCAGGCCCACCCGCAAGAAAGATCGCCTTGAAGATTGCTGGATCATCAACTCCTTCTTCAACCTCGACTGGTTCAGCATCAATGGTTTGTTTTTTGTCCTCGGCAAGTGTGTAACCTAATTTGGGAATTCTATTATATCTTTCCAATTCCTGTCCACCTGGTGTTTGTATAGATACTCCACCCTTAATCTTAACAATTTTAAGAGAAGAAGCCTTTGATCCATATTCTTTCTTCAACTGTTTTTTAAGTTCTGGCATAGAGAAATATTCTACTTTCTCACCAAACATATCTTTGAATCTTTTAGTATATTTCGAAGGTTTTGTCTTAGCAGAGGCATCCCCTGGTGCTGGTTTATAAGCAGAAGGATCATCATCATCTTTCTCTGCACCTTTCTTAAAGTGTGATGCTCTCTTTTGCTTAGTGGACTTTGCCATCTCATCTCCTTCAGCATCCTTTGCGAAATACTTAGCGGGCTGAGAACCCTTACGGTCTTTAATATCTTTATCTTGCTTTACTTCAACAATCTTATCAAGGAAGTATTTCTTTTCATCCGAACCAACAATGTAGTTTGTGCATCTTTCAGTTACAGTATGAATCTCTCCATTCAAATTAAGAAATCTATCTCCCACAAGAAATACTTCTTCGGCGATATATCTCTCACGGATGCTTGTCGTCTTGAGTTCGATATGTTTGCGGAAATTAGTCATTTCCTTTAACCCCATTCTCTTTCGAAGAAGATTGAAGACCGCTAATTTATCCCCAAAAGATTTTGGAAGACCTGTTGCGAAAGATTGAAAATCACCTTCAGAAGCCGCTGCCCTCATTTTAGAAGCAGACATACCAGAAACATCATCAGCATCTGGGTCTCTTTCACCCGCAGAGACAATAGAGATTCCATCTGGAAATTCGTAGAAACCATGGCGAGCTTTAACACCATTATACTTATTTAAGAGAGTTTTGAAATCCGAAATTCTATCTGCTCCAACAACCATTGTTGCTTTTGTATATCCTGCATTATAAAGATATACTAAAGCATCTAGAGAATTCTTGATCTTCTTATCATAAACAATGTTTCTGCCGTGCTTAGGAAAGATTTTACGCATTAACATCACCTTCTCTTTATAACCGAGAGGATTCTTCTTAGGATCAGAAGACTGAGAAGCGAAAATCTTATAATCATTGCCGATAGCAAGAGAAGCAACCTTAATCAAAAGCTTCTCGTGACCTGTCGTTGGAGGGTTGAATCTACCAAAGGTAAAGACTACACTCTTTGACTTTTCTTCGTTATACTGTTTAAAACCCTTAATCATTATTCTTATTTATTACTTTAGTTTCTTCGCTTGGGCCTCCTCCGCCAGAACCTCTTTTTCTTTTTTGAGCGTTATACGCAAGAATACCCAATGGATCTACTTCACTTCCTGCTTGTCCAGTATAATCGACAACAAGGAAATCTTTAAAGCTTAAAATCTTTTCTGGTAATTTATCCATTATCGTGTTTTCTTTTTAAATTGTGAAGATTTCATTTCATCTTCAATGTCTTTCAATGCTTCTGCTTTATCTTGTAATTTACTCATCTCTGATAGTAATGCCGATGGTTTATCAGCATACTTTGAAAGGCTTTTAACATCTCGGATAACCATTCTTTGAAGTTGCGATAAAAACATAGAACCATAATTCAATACTTGAATCATAGGATCTTTAGGATTCTTTTTAGTATCATCATTGTAAATGATAACACTCTTACCTTCATTGATCAATACTTCTTTTGTGATATTTTCTAAATTCATTATCGCTCCCAGCCTTTCACGACGTCCTTACTGAAGTTATTCATAGAGAATTCAAGTCTATCAACAAGTTTAACCGCACCAGAAGTAGTCTTATCGATAGCAACGAATCCTTCAGAACCCGTGACCTTAAAACCATTCTTGGTACGAACAAATGTATCAAGTTGTTTGACCTTATCAAGTTTATTTATAATAATTAACTTAGCATCTACAATAGCGTTCTGAAGCTCAAAGACAAGTTGAAGATTTTTTCTATTCTCTTTTGAGAAGAATCTCATCAACTCTTGTTCTTTCTTATCAATACCTTCTTTACCCTTTGGAGACTTTCTCTTTTGTCTTTCTTTTTCAAATCTATCTTTGAACCAGGCGAGAAGATCATTTACGTGCTTTGCAGGAGAAGCAATTCTTTCTCCTTTTCGAACAAGGCTATTATTAAATGTTTCGAATTGACCAGCTAGTTGAGGATTATCTTGAATCTGTTTGAGTGTCGAGCTAGCAATCTTCTGAAAGATTTTACCTGCATTACTCAATGCATCATTCACTTGTTTTGTATCAGTGGCGGATAAACTTGCCTTACCTGTAACATCTCTATATTCAGCATCTTGATACCAGATTGAAGATTTCTTTTTCAAGCCCTTTAGATTAACACCATAGGATGCTTTCATTGAAGGGAAATCTTTACCCTTGTATGTCGTATGCCATACAACACCAAGATTTGCCTTAGCGATCTGTTTACCTAGATCTGATTTAACAGGAACAGCATAAACGATTGTGTTGGGCTGGAATGTGTAGTAAGATTCTCCATCAATAGATTCCTTCGAAACATCTCCTTTTGTGAACATGATGTCACCTTGAATAACATCTGTGATACCAAGGTCTTTCAATTCATTAAAGGCAACTACTAATTTCTCTGCGAGATCACCAGATGTATCAGCACGAACATCGGCTTCTGATTTATAAACCTTTGGATCTTTATTGAAGATACCCTTCTTGGCAACAAAGAATTGTCCGTCTGTTGGATCGATACCAGCAAAGACTGCAGGTGCTCCATCCCATTTTACCGTGACATCATAATTCTCATTACTATTGCCTGCAAGCATATCCCTCATTGCTCTTAAAGCAAAGATAGCCTCACGAGCACCTTTGACACCACCATAGATTACTCTATCCTCGATGTGAGTCATATGAGTATTCTTACCAGTGGCTTCTGATAGATATGTTTTGAAATCAATCATTAAGGTGCAAGGTTGATCTTAACGTCTTTAGGTTTAGCTTTAAATTCTTTCTTGAGGAATTTAGTCAACTGTTTTACAGCATCTTTATATGTCGACATTGCCTTCGAAAAGAATGTGTCTTGTTGCAATCCAATCATTCCCCCAGAATCGACCGACACTTTATAATCAAAAGCCCATGTACCCTTGCCTTTAGGGGATTGACCATCATGTGATAGTTTCCAAGGGTTTAGATCGATTGCATATCCTTCGTGAATATCTGTAGATTCTTTCTTCATAACCATACTAGCTATTTTGAGAAGCTTATCGATCTTCTCGTTTTCCATTTTCTTTTTTGTTGCAGAATTTACTTTATCGTAAATCTGAGCAATGATAGAAGCAGTTTGAAGATCGATCATCTTTCCTCCAACCTTAGCTCGTTGCTTATTTGATATGATCGCTTTAATTTGATCAATGGTTGATCCTTTTGCTTCGGTGAATTCTTTTAATTTAGCAAGTTTATCTTTAAGCATCTTGATATACTTTGCCTTTCCGCCATATTGCTTAAATCGACTTGAATCTGGCTTCTTAATCATCTGTTCAAGATCTTTAATATCAAGTTCCTTTTCAGACTTTGCTTCATTGAATTCTTTGAATGTTTGCATATATGTTTCTTTAATTGAAATTTTAAGTGGGGTTGTTCCTTGTTTATAAATTCTGTGATATTCTTCCTTCGGTACGAAAAACTCTTCTCCTTCTTTCATAGGACGAGGAATATCGTTATCCATCTGAAAGAACCATCCTTCTCCTTCCAACACAGTGACTTTTCTATCTCTTTTGTCACGATGCCAAACGAGTTCATCGGTCTCGACCATATGATCGAACTCTCTATACTTGATTCCGTTTTTAATTTCTTCTTTGTATGGTTTACTCATATTACCAATAAAAATTTCCGCCGCCTTTTAGGCCAAGTTCAGATGCATATCTTGGAAGATTGCATGACCAATATCCTGGCGTTGTTTTATCTTTCTTTGCCGGGCAGTTGTGTCTTGCTGAGAATGATTTCCTAGCTTCTGGATCATTGA